AATATGGATATTCCTGTTATATTAAATAACATTGAATATCAAGATACCTACGATGGTTCCTTCAAAGAAAGAAGAGCTATCATTTGGTCGCTTGATTTGGTTTTAAAGGGTTACTTGTATGGTCCAGTTAAGAAGTCTGGTATAATCAAATTCGTCAACACCAATTTTTATATACCATCAGTTCCAGACGGGCAGTTGGCCAATGCTGTAAATACAACTCCAATAGCGGAAAAGGTAACTATTCAACCTGGATTAGATGCTAACGCTAATCCAATTAATTACTTTGGTGGTCCAAACAACGATCTTGGTACAATAGCTTACAGCTTGATTGAGCCTGATGATAACTACGGATATATAACATTTATTTACAATACAGATGAGATTTAATGACTGAAGAAGAAAAAGATAATGATCCGATCGGTAAGGCGCTGGGTCTTACTCCGATCGAAAAAAATATTGACATGGTTTCAAATTTGCTTGCTGACGCGCACAACGATAGTGCAAAAACAGATTTTGAGGCAGCAAGAGCAAACATACACAACATGTTAGAAAACGGTAATGATGCTATGCACAAATTAGCATTGATTGCTGAAAGCTCACAGCATCCAAGAGCCTTTGAGGTATTGGCAAAACTTATGGATACTATGTTAAACGCAAACGAAAAGCTTTTAGATTTACAAACAAAAATACGTACTATAAATGCTGCTGATGCGCCAATGAATGAAAAAGCCAAAACGATCAACAACAATTTGTTTGTTGGTTCTACGGCTGAATTACAAAAAGTTTTGCAGGATTTAAAGAAGAATGACGGAGCTTGATAACGAGAAAGGCTACAAAGGTAATGTTCTTTTAAAAAGAGCAAACCAAGATATAGAATGGACGCCTGAGCTTATTACTGAATGGGTTAAATGTTCTAAAGACCCGCTTTATTTTGTTTCAAATTATATGCAGATTATCACTCTTAACGAGGGATTGCAGCTGTTCAAGCCGTACCCTTATCAGGAGGAGATGATCAAATCATTCGTTGATAACCGTTATACTATCGTTACAACGGCTCGACAGGCTGGTAAGTCTACAACTACTTGCGGTTTTATCCTTTGGTATATCATTTTTCATGCTGATAAAACTGTTGCTTTGTTGGCCAACAAAGGTGAAACGGCTCGAGAAATCCTTGGTCGTGTCCAGCTTGCTTATCAACACCTTCCTAAATGGCTGCAGCAGGGCGTAAAGGAATGGAACAAGGGTTCATTTGTTCTTGAAAACAACAGTCGTGTTATCGCTTCTGCTACCTCTGCCAGTGCTATCCGTGGTTATACCATTAATCTTTTGTTTATTGACGAGGCGGCGCACATTGAAAACTGGGATGAGTTCTTCACCTCAGTTTATCCTACCATTTCATCTGGTACAGAATCTAAAATCGTTTTGGTTTCTACACCAAACGGTCTAAACCACTTTTACAGTACGTGGATTAATGCTCGTGAGGGCAAAAATGGTTACAAGTCTATCCTAGTTAACTGGCAGTCAGTTCCAGGAAGAGACGAAAAGTGGAGACAAGAAACCCTTGCTGGTATGAACTTTGATCTTGAAAAGTTCGATCAGGAAATGAATTGTGAATTTTTGGGCAGTTCAGGAACTCTTATTTCTGGTTGGAAACTAAAAGAACTGGTTCCACAAAGCCCTTTAGTTCAACAAGAAGGATTGACACAATACGCTAAACCTGAAAAAGATCGTATTTATATACTAATTTCGGACGTTTCCAGAGGAAAGGGATTAGATTATTCGGCTTTTCAGATAATTGATGTTACTAAAATGCCTTATGAACAGGTTTGTACATACAGAAATAACTCGATAACGCCGATTGATTATGCTGATATTGTACACAGAACCGCTATAGCCTATAATAATGCGGCTGTTCTTGTAGAAATAAACGATATCGGCGAACAAGTTTCTAACTCTCTGCATTATGATTTTGGTTATGAAAACATATTGTATACCGAAAATTCTGGAAGAGCTGGCAAACAGGTTACTGCAGGGTTCAGCGGACGTACTGCAGATAAAGGAATCAGAACAACCAAGTTGGTAAAATCTGTAGGTTGTTCTATAATGAAATTATTAATAGAACAAAATCAATTAATAATAAACGATTTTAACACTATAAATGAGCTTTCTACATTTTCCAGAAAAGGCAATTCTTATGAAGCCGAATCTGGTAAGCATGATGACTTGGTTATGTGTTTAGTTCTTTTTGCATGGTTGTCTGAGCAACAGTACTTTAAAGACTACACAAATATTAACACTTTGGTAAGTTTGAGAGAGAAAAACGACGAAGAAATGGAACAAGATTTAGCTCCTTTTGGCTTCATAGAAGACGGCAGGGGCGATGATTTTATAGATGATGATCTTGAAAAAATAGTTCCAGACTCTTGGATGTGGAAAAATGCTAGAAACTTCTAAAATATGACAACTTATAAATACAATAAAAATAACACGCATTCTCATATTAAAGGAGAAAAAAGAAATGGCATTTCAACTTAGTCCAGGTGTAAATATCAGCGAAGTAGATCTAACTACTGTTGTACCTGCAGTAGCCACTTCGGATGGCGCTATCGGTGGTGTTTTCCGCTGGGGTCCAATTGGAGAAAGAGCTCTAATTGATTCTGAAAATCTTCTAGCTCAAAAATTTGGTAAACCAACAAATCATAATGCAGAAACATTTTTTACAGCTGCTAATTTCTTAGCATATGGAAATCGTCTTTATGTTTCTCGTGCAGGAAAAACTACAGGCGCTACTCCAGTAATTAATGCAACTTCAAGCAACACTTCAGTTGGAGCTAATGTTTTTGTTTGTAATACTTCTGGTTTAGAAACTGGTATGTATGTTACACAGTCAACTAATACTGAACTTCTTGATGCTGCTACTCTTCCATCAATTGTTTCTTTAAATTCAACAGCTATTGTTTTGTCAAAGGCTACAGGAAATACAACTGCTGAAGCTGCTGTTAATTTGTATTTTGCTCGTCCTGATACAACTTATTCTGCTGTTGCTGTAGACGCTTCTAATACATCGGCTGTTGTTGCTAATCTTGTAAATCAGATCGTTAAGAATGAAAACGAATATGATTCTAAAGATGGTAACTTCGACCTAGATGTTCTATACGTAGCAAGATATCCAGGCGAGCTTGGTAATTCGCTTAAGATTTCAGTTTGCGATACTGCTGCTTCTTTCAGCTCAAATATATCTCTAGCAAATTCTACTGTAAATACACAAATTTATTTTTCTGTAGGATCAACTACAGCTACAGTAAAGGCTCTTGGTTCTTCTAATACAACTATACTTAATGACTGGTCTAATAATATTGCTGTTGGTGATTATATCTTAGCAGGAAACAGTTCTATCAGCGAACAGTATTTGTTAGTAACAAACAAAGCTGTTACTTCAAATGCAACAGCAACTGTAACAGTAAGTAATACTGGCGTTAATACCACTTCTAACTTTATTGCAGTAAACAACTATTCTAACGATTTAATTTTGAACGTTGGAGATGCTGTAATTTATGCAAACGGTACTAGTAATGCAGCTATCGGCGGTTTGGTGAGCGGTACAACCTACTATATTTCTGAAGCTAATACTACTGGTTTTAAGGTTTCTGCAAGTCCATTTGGCGAATCTATTAATATTACTAGTGTTGGTGGTGAATCACATACATTTACTTCTAACACCTCAACTTTGACTATCAGCTTTCAAGATCCTTATCGTTTAAGAGCTAATTACAACTCAAGTACAATTCAGCGTTACTGGGAATTCTTCAACGTTGTTGAAACAGCTCCTGGTCAGTCTGATTATGTTCGTCTAAATGGTAACACTTCTGCACAAGACGAACTTCATGTCGTGGTTGTTGATGAAGATGGTGGATTCTCAGGAACTCCAGGAACTATTCTTGAAGTATATAAAGCGGTTTCTCGTGCAACTGATGCTCAAAATGTTGATGGTTCAACTAACTACTACAAGTCAGTAATCAATGATGCTTCTCAGTATATCTGGTGGGCTGCTGATAGAGCAGAAGCTCCTTCAGCTACTGCAGTAAACGTTGCTTCAGCTAACACTGATTCTCCTGCTTCTATGTCTATGAGATTCGGTTCTGATGGTCTAAGCGAAGAAACTGCTACTTTGTCTATGCTTGGTGATGCATACGATCTGTTCGTTTCACCTGAAGATATTGATATTTCTCTAGTTATGCAGGGCAAACCAATCGGTGGAACTACTGTTGTTAACGGCGAAACAATTTCTAAGTATCAGCTAGCAAACTACATCATCGACAATATCTGCGAAGTTAGAAAAGATTGTATCGCTCTGATTTCTCCAGACAAGTCAAAGGTGTTGAACAATGTTGGTCGTGAAGCTGTAAGCTTGAAGAACTGGAGAGGCGCTGTAAGAAATACTTCTTATGCAGTACTCGATTCTGGTTACAAGTATCAGTATGACCGCTACAACGATATTTACCGTTGGGTTCCATTGAACGGCGATATCGCTGGTCTGTGTGTACGCACTGATAATACAAACGATGCTTGGTGGTCACCAGCTGGTTTCAATCGTGGTAACATCAAGAACGTTGTAAAGCTTGCTTGGAATCCTCGCAAGGCAGAGCGTGATGTTCTATATCCTGCTGGCGTTAACCCAGTTGTTACATTCCCAGGTCAGGGAACTGTGTTGTTCGGTGATAAGACGCTTCAGGCGAAGCCTTCTGCTTTCGATAGAATTAACGTTCGTAGATTGTTCATCGTTCTTGAAAAGGCAATTTCTACTTCTGCTAAGTATTCATTGTTCGAGTTTAACGATGCGTTCACTAGAGCGCAGTTCAAGAACCTTGTAACTCCTTATCTAAGAACTATCCAGGGTCGTCGTGGTATCACTGACTTCTTGGTAGTTTGTGACGAAACAAATAACACACCAGCAATTATTGACTCTAGTCAGTTCGTTGGCGATATTTACATTAAGCCAGCAAGAAGCATCAACTTTATCCAGTTGAACTTTGTGGCTGTTGGAACTGGCGTTCAATTTTCCGAAGTTGTTGGCAAGTTCTAATAAATAGATAAAAGCTCAAAGGAGTAAAATAGATGCCTTTTAATATTAGCACATTCAAAGAAAACGGTCTAGTGTATGGTGGCGCTAGACCGTCCCTATTCAACGTTTTCCTATCAGTACCAGCAGGTATCGGTATCGACAACGTTTCTGTTGATAAGTTTAGATTTGTTTGTAGAACAGCTGAACTTCCTGAATCAACTGTTGGCGCAATTGAAATACCTTACTTTGGTCGTCGTATCAAGGTAGCTGGTGAAAGAAACTTTGC